GCCAGTGCTGCTGGGTAATTAACTGCACGTATTGTGAATTTATAATCTCTTGAAATTCTTGCTTGGTACGGCACAGATCCAGCAATATCACCTGTAGATGTATCCAACGCCATGCCCGGAGGCAGTGTGCTCTGTGAACCATCTGGATTAGTAGGCAGTAAAAAATATGTAATAGTACCGCTTAGAGTCGGTGGATCGTACACATCTAGGAATATAGTCACATAGTTGTTGGCACGGAAGCGGCCTAGCTCGCTGCCAGTGATCCAAATTGGTACACGGGCGCTGCTAGAATCTGCTTGGAATATGTTGGTGTCGACCTGTACGATTGAGTTGTCTGCCTGCAAGAATTCTTCAGTAACCACATATATCTTAAACAGTCTGGTTTCTGTATACACTCCATCAGTGACAGCCACTATGAAATTGTAGATCCTGCTAAGTCGCCTTGGAGTTCTACTGGGTTCGTTATAATCAAATGTAAAACTATCAAACACAAATGTGTCGTAACCATTACTGCGAGCTTCTACAAAGTCTATGGGGAATACGTCTAACGGAGCAGTATCATATCCTCCTGAAGTTTCTAAACTGTATTCCACAGCAAAAATAGGATCAGTGAAGCCAGATATCACCCCACTCTTGCTGAGGCTAAGCCCTGGAGGCAGTAGCCCGCCATTGGGCATGAGATAAAATTCTAAGACATCACCGGCTATGAGATCTGTGTCACGTGCTTGCAGTTGAAAGTTTACCTGTGCGTTATCTAAAACAAAATACGCTTCTGCTGGCCCAACATTTAGAAATCCTTCTTGGGTAAGCCATATAGGTCTGTCGCTGCCATCTACTGCGAGGTTGAAAGTTCGATCTTCGAGATCCACACCATCGGAGGCACGAATCACAAATCTACTTTCTGTGTAAACTTTGACCTCAGTAGGCGAACCTTTGATCGCACCGTTGATCAGTTTAAGTCCTCGAGGCAATGAGCCTGCGATAACACTGTAAGTGATAGTGGCTGTGAGATTGGTTGTGGCCTGTAGCGATATATCGATGGATATTCGTTCTGTAAGTAAACCTAAGCTGCCTGCGGGGGTGATCCACGTTATCATGCGATCAATCCTTAAACAATTGTGCCACAGTCTATATCTATTCGTCCAGGCAGTAGAACAGTGCCAAAGTCTATGTTTGCAGATTGTAGAGCTACCTGCATGGCATTGGTGTATGAACCAGTGATAGTTCCGAAATCATAGGAAGTTAGTATGTCTGTAACTGGAACGATAGTTTTAAAACTTATAGTAGATCCAAATGCAGTGACTTCGATGTCTTTTCTACTGGTTGTTGACCCCGGAGCAGCTACTCCTGCCATGGTGATCTGTTGATATGTACTGGCCAGCATGACCCCGGCATCTGTGTCTATTCTGATAAAAGCATCTGGAGCAGTGTTGTTAACAGTGATAGTGTCGGTGTTTTCATTTAACAGCATCTTTGTGCCAGACACTAATTTTTTAAATTTTAAATCAGCGCCTACTTTTTCTTTGAAAACACCCACACCTGTTGCGCCGACGTTAGTGGCAGTGATCGTTAGCTGAGTGCTGAGATCACTAAAATTAGCATTTACCTTTTGGAACGCGGTGCGTAGATCATCGCCTAGGCCGTCGTTTACTACATTTCCGATATTAATTGTTTGTATGCTCATGATGCGCTCTCTTTAGTATATTTACCGTTAAATTATCTTACCCAATACCAAATAACGCCAGGGCTACCACCATCTTGGATTGTGGCCAACCACGGTGCTGGTTCCCATCCGCTACACGCTATCAATGTCCCCCACCAACCGCCGCGGAATCCGTCTGTGGTTAACCAACCGTGGTTGATGCCAATACCGACCCAAGGCATACGTGCTTCCATGGCATCGTAATGATAATCCCACGTTTGACCAGTGTCATTGTTGCCAAACCGTGCTAATTCTGTAATGTTCTTGCGCCAGCCGGGTGTGCCCAACTGTTCATCACCCATGTCAGCACTTTCGTTAGTTTGAGTAAATGAGTATGCTTCGTTGGCAGTCCACGCACCACCCAGTGAAGCGTGTTCACGAGCAGTGATCATAAAATCAAATCCTGAGTCTGCTCGTTTAATCTTATTAGCCCAACTTAAGATGCTGTAGTTTTGTTCAACTGAACGATTGTTGTATGCGGCCAGTTGAGTAGGGCAAGTGGTAGCGTTGCGACTAAACACTTGTTCTTCTGTCCAGCTACTAATAGAATTTTGTACGATCAATGTCCATCCACCACCCAGTGTAGTCATGTCACAGTAGACTTGTACAGGGTCGCCATTGTTGAAGTCATCATTGCGAATCCAGTACACACCATCTTCACTGTCTGGATAATCTTGTTTAATCTGCCAAGCACTGGTGCTGTATTCGTCTCTAGTCAATCCAGTGTGTAATCCCAGTGCTAGATTACGTGCTTTAAGTGCGGCCTTTTCACGTGCTATAATCGCCAACTCGGTTGTGCGTAGTGAAGCAGTTAATGTTGTTCGATCACTAATGCCCAGCGTGTCATAATAATTTAATATAGTTTCGTTACTTACAACATCGCTATCTGTATTTTGTAAAGACTCGTGTAGTGTGTCAAAGTTTTCATTGACAGTATTAATAACATCAACTAGGGGATTAGCAGGATGTAAATCATTTAGTTCTAATTTCTTAAATGTCATAGGATTCTCAAAGTTTTCATTGACCGTATTAATAACTTCAACTAATGGATTAGCAGGATGCAAGTCGTTGAGTTCTAGTTTTTTAATAGTCACTGTATTCTCTCTTACCAGTTAGTACCGGTCCACGCTACACGGACCCAAATGTCAGGTGTACCAATAGTACAAGGCTGATTGGCTGTTAACCCAATGCTGGTTCCTCCAATCTGATTAACAGTCAGTAGCCAAGTTGGTTGCCCACCTTCTGTACTTGCTTGAACATTAGTAATTAATCCTTCGCCGACAACCCCATATCCATAAAGATGATCGTTGATTAAGGGTGTTCCCGCAGTTTGATATACTTCAAATGTGCTTCCACCGGTTTGAGAAACAGCCGCAGTGTAAGTAACCAACGGTCTAAAATCACTTTTACAGTAATAAATGTAAGGGTCGGTGAATACCACCATGCCTTCTAGATCTCCGGCAGCACCATAGCTGTGTTCCGGCACAGTTCCGTTAGGGAATGTTGTCCTGCCAGTTGAGTCAAAGTCCCATTCGTATTTTGCACCGCCTCCACCGCCATACGCCTTAATCCTTACCTCACCGGGCAAGATTGTAATAGTGTTGTCATCTGATTGGTATAGTTGTATTCCGCCAACATTAGTTCTAATTTGTTCGCCGTTGGTGAATGTCAAATTGCCAAGGGAGCTATCAAGGCTAACTGTTTTACTACCGTTGACTAGGCTTGATACTGTTGTGCTACCTGTCCAGGCTGTGGTTTGATTGGTGCCATCTGGAAATACTAAATCACCATCTTCACCAAAACTCCATCTGCGTAGTGTTGAGTCTGCAAGGTTGATGTCAATGTTGATATTACCGTTGCTCTTGATATCACCTGGGAATGTTAAACTACCATCTGTGCCAAAGGTCCATCCGCGAGCAGTCTCACCACTGTAGGTATATATTTGAACATCTTTGTCAACAGCACCGTCTATGAGAAATGCATCTGTTCCGTCAGCGGTGGCAATCGTGGTGCCTTGGGGGAATGTTAATGCACCACTGTTGTTAAACTCCCAGTAATTGGGTCCAGGGCCGCCATTGGCACCTGTTGCTATTCTAACACTTCCCAAATTTCCAGAATTTACATATACAGCCGCTAGGTTGCTGGTCTCAGCGTTTTCTAGATCTTCTATCCACACTATTTGAACTGCGCCATTTGTTCCTTGTGCTACAACAGCAAATGCTTCGTCCTCGTTGGCTATAATAGCATCTGAGTCTAGTGATGCGCCAATACGGGTACGACCACCAGGCAATGTTAACACACCATCTGAACCAAGGCTTACTGTGTTAGCACCGTTGACCAATGTGCTTCCGCCACCGCCACCTGCAATTTGACTGCCATTGACTGTTAAATTACCATTGGCATCTACTCCTACTGCTGTGCCGCCAATGTAGATAGTGTTGTTGCTGACATACAGGCTACGCCAAGGTTTAGAAATACTACCTAAGTTACTGCCATTAGCTATTGAAGGAACAATATCACCACCTACAGTTAGGTCGCTGGTAATAGTAGTAGCTTGATCAATAGTGATTGCCGAACTGTCTGTGGTGCTTAATGTGCTGCCCGCAAATTCAAATGCCCCTAGGTTTAAGTTTGCATCAACAACCAATCCCAGCTCAGTGTAGAGTTCTGTGAAGTTGGCATTGACTTTTTGGAAGGCAGCTCGTAGGCTATCGCCTTTTTTATCGTTAGCTGTTGTGCCTACATTAATATTCTGTTTTGCCATTTATCGCTCCGTTATACCAATGCTGCTATTCTTGACTGGAAGTCACTGAAACTTGTGCTTGCCGCTGATATAGCTTGTAATTCTGTTATATTAATAACTCTACTGCCTTGTACTCGCAATCGCTGTGTAACATTTAAATCATTTTCAACAGTAACGTCGGTGTTGAATGTTGTTTGCACATCCACAGTCAATCCGCTGGAGTCGCTGGTGCTGATAGTGCTGTTGATAAATTCCAGTGTTGATGTGTAGAATAGTTCTTTGGTTGTAGTATCATAAACAACCGGCCTTGCTGAACTTGTAGTTGATCTAACAGGATTAACATAGAATCCAGCTGCTGCGC